TATACTGATACAATGAATGATACTGACCCAGAAACAGGGTTCAGATTTATAAATCAACCAGGTTTAATTAATATAGATGTAACTGGGTTATGTAATAAAACTTGTAATTATTGTCCAAGAAGTGCAGGTTATCCTAACCAAAAAGAGTATATGGACTGGGAACTTTTTAGAAAGTTTGTTTTAGATTTAGAAAAGTATACAGGCATGGTAGATTTTACAGGGCGTGGAGAGAATAGTCTACACCCTGAATTTGGATTGCTAGTAAAATTACTTCATCACCCAGCAAGAAAGTATAAAACTCGTATAATAACTAATGGCTACAAACTAAAACAGAGGCTACATTACTTTGATGAATTTGATGTAATCATAGTAAATAGTTATGACAGCGAAGAAAAGATGGAAGAAAGAAAAGAAATATTACCACGAGCAACACATAGATATTGGAATCAAAATATGAAACCTGAAGAATGGGGAGAAACTCCGATACAAGTAAGTAATCGAGCTGATATATTCAACAGAATTGCAACTGATACTTCAGAAATAGATTCCCCCTGTACCTTTCCATCTGTGAAAATATGGGTACATTGGGACGGAACGATTCAGAAGTGTTGTAATGACTGGACTAACTCAGAGATTTATGGTAATATAAAAACAGATAACATACTAGATGTATGGAGAAGCAAAAGATTTAGAGAACTACAAGTGCAATTACTAGCAGGCAACAGAAGATATAGTAAGACCTGTAGTATGTGCAATAGAGGATTAGATAAAACAGATAAGAAAAGATTGAGATGGTTGACCAGAAAATAGATTGTATAGTAAATTTGAGTGGAGGATTTGAGTGTCTTTCTGCTCTTTGGTATGCAAAACAAAAAGGATTGAACCCTGTATGTCTAGCTTTATATAATCCAAATGCTAAGGGTAAGTTTGCCCAAGCAGAATTAACAGCAGCACAGAAACAAGCAGATTATTTTGGTGTAGATTTGATAGTAGATGAAAGTACGATACCACAAGAATCAAATTCAAATAATTATCCTGTGCTACAACATCAATCAGCAATAGCCCAGTTAATAGTAGGCAACCCTAAAATTAAATTTAAGTATATAATTTGGGGAGCAAATGCTGATGATTCATTTAGACAAAGACTGCAATTAAGATACCCATTTAGAGCAATGAAAGCGGGTATGAGTAGGCAACTAGACCTACATGGATTGCAGCCAAAAGAAGTTTTAAACTGCCCTATAAACTTGTTTCCATTCGAATGGTTAACAAAGTCAGAGGTAGTTGCAATTCTACATAGAGCTAATAAAGATTTATTAGATTTAGTGTGGACTTGTAATGGTGAGTTCAAAGATGATACTCCATGTGGTAAATGTACAAAATGTTTAGAGTGGAAATACGCTAGACATGTAGCATGGAAGTCTCAACTTAAACAACAGGAAGGTTATGTCAGGAGTATATAATCAAACTTACTTTAACAACCACCCACTAGAGAAAGAAAGAGAGGGTGTTTTGTATGGCGTTATATTGGTGAATCAAAAAACATGGGAACGAGAAACTATAAAAGTTGGTATCGCAAGCGGAAAAGATTGGCGGCATGTCGTCAAAAGAGGGCGTGGCTTCACTCACTACGACTTAAGAATTCAAAGGACATGGAGCGGGACAATCTACGATTGCTGGAGATGGGAACAGAAACTTCACAAGAAGTATCAGATGGACAGACACAAGACAGCACATAAGTTTGGAGGACATACGGAGTGCTTTATAATGACGAGTAAAATATTGGAGGATTTTCCGAAGAAGAATGAAATATTTAGGGATTAGTGAAGGATTTCACGATGCTGCATGGGCAGTAGTGGAAGATGGTGAGTTGAAATTTGCAACTCATAGCGAACGATATACTCGTGTAAAAGGGGATAAAAGATTACCAGCTGGTTTTGGAATAAAGCCAGATGAATATTCTATATACTATGAAGATGTAGAATTAAAAAATAGAAGGAGAGCGGAATATGGACTTTCGGACAAGATTGCAGCTTTTAAAACAGATACCTATGTGGGACATCACGAGGCTCACATGGCTGCTGCTTATTATACTGCTCCTTTCATACCTGATGCCACAATAGTTGTAGACGCCATAGGTGAATATGACACAGCTAGTATTTGGGTGAACGGACAGAAAGTTTGGAGCAAGCAATATCCATGGTCACTAGGATTATTTTATAGTGCAATAACTAAGCGTATAGGACTAAAACCTAACGAAGATGAGTATATAACAATGGGTATGGCAGCGTTTGGAGAACCTTGTATAGATATGTATGGAATAGACCAAGAATATTTACACACAGGACTTCCACTTAAGAAATGGTTTTGGAATAGACCAGTAGATATTGCTGCTTCTGCACAACTTTTCTTCGAACAGGAACTAACAAAGATATTTTTAGAAGCCCGTAAGTATGGAAATAAAATTGCATATGGTGGTGGTTGTGCATTAAACTGTGTAGCAAATTCTAAAATGGCAGACTTGTTAGACCAACTGTGGATATTTCCGAACCCAGGTGATGCAGGGTCAGCTCTTGGAGCTATACTTGCACATACACAGGAAAGATTAGATTATACCCATACTTTTTGGGGATATAATATAGAGGGAGAATTAAACCCTAATGAAGTAGTGAAAGAATTATTAAACAACAAAGTTGTAGGAGTAGCAAATGGAAAGGCGGAGTATGGACCTCGCGCGCTCGGTAATCGTTCTCTGCTTGCTGACCCTCGTTACAACATCAAAAATAAAGTCAACAATATCAAGCGACGACAAAAGTTTCGTCCTTTTGCCCCAGCGATACTCGAAGAGTCTTATGACGACTATTTCGTAGGACATGCTAATGAATATATGCAGTTTGTATCAGTGGCAAAGCATGATTACAAAAGTGTGACACATGTTGATGGTACTAGTAGAGTGCAGATTGTAAAAGACGATGGCAGCAATCTTAGAAAAGTTTTAGAGTGCTGGTACGAGGTTACTGGTTGCCCTATGTTATTGAACACAAGTCTTAACATCAAAGGGCAGCCAATAGTTAATACAGAGCAAGACGCTATGGATTTTGAGAGTAAATATAAAGTAAAAGTATTATGATAGTTACAGATGAAAAAATATTACGACAAATGTCAAAAGAGTGGCATAACGATAGTATTCATGCACAAGAAGAATTAAAAGATGTAGTGCATCAAATGGACGAAATGATGGATAAATACAACGGTATAGGTATATCTGCAATACAGATAGGCATACCTTGGAGAATATTTCTAGCAGGTAAACCTGCAGAATTATTTATCAATCCAAGAATACTAGAAAGAAGTTCTATTACTAAACAAGACTGGGAAGGTTGTTTAAGTTGTCCTGACTTACAAGTAAGAGTGAGAAGGTCACATAGTGTTATTATGGAATACCACACATTTAATGATAGTGGCGAATATATAACAGTTAAAAGAAAGTTTAAAGGATTTGATGCTAGAGTTGTTCAGCATGAATTTGACCACTTAAACGGAATATTAATAACAGACAAAGGAAAAGTAGTACGAGCATGATATATTGGAATGGGTGTAGCTTTGTTCAAGGAGCAGAGAATGAGTTTCAACATCAATTCCCTACATTAGTGGGAAAACATTTTCATAGCGACTGGTGGAGAAACTCCAAAGTAGGTGGCAGTAATGATAGAATTTGGCGAACTACTATGGACGATATGATTAGAAAACCAGCTGACCTAGTAATTATAGTATGGTCAGGAATAAATCGTTTCGAATATCTTACAAAAGAAAACATTTGGAGAAGTGCAGTATGGATTAACCATGCTTTCAATAGATACACTCTAGAAATGCACCCAAGAAGTGAGATACATTTCCACCCTGACATGACACTAGACCAATGGAACGCAATACAAGGCATGGGAACAAAAGTTAGAAGCATGCGAAGTAATATTATAGAAAGTATGAATTACATGATTAGCATAAAGTATTTTTTAGAAGCTAAAGGAATTCCTTATTTATTCTATAATATGTCAGATGGTCAAATAAAGTGGGCAAGAAAAACATTAAATGATGAAAAGCAAGAAGGAGCTAATATAGTTTGGAAGACAGAACACATGAAAGAAAAAGATTATTATGCCGAACTACCCTTCTTAAATGAGATAGCTTTCTATGATATGTGCAAGAAAGCAAAGGTGCCATTCGGACCAAAAGACCACCCACTAGAGGAAGGCAATAGGTTGATGGCAGAAAGAATAATAAAGGATATATACAAACATGGATACGATAAAATTATTACTAAGTAAAATAGAAGCTCTATGGTTCTATCTAAGACATCGTTGGTCTTATGAAGAAGATACCCACATCTACGAGGAGGACTAAATTTTAGTCTTAACTTTTGGTAGCAATTTCAAAAATAGTTCTTGACACAAGCCCAAAAATTATATATAATATATTATATATTTGAGAGAGAGAAGAAGAAGTGAAACAAATTATACCACCAACTGTTTGTCCCGCTTGTGGTTCAAACCTAGAGTTAGTAAACGAGCAGTTGTTTTGCAGAAGCACATCGTGTCCTGCACAATGGGATAAGAAGTTAGAAGGCTTCACCTCAACACTCAAAATAAAGGGTTTCGGCCCTTCAACGATAAATAAATTGCAAATCGAAAGTTATGCTGAAATTTATCAACTTACTGTAGAAGAAATACAGAGTAAACTGGGTAGTCAAAAGATTGCTGAAAAGTTAGTTGTAGAACTTGAAAAGTCGAAGTCAAGTAAACTTCAAGACCTACTTCCAGCTTTTAGCATACCCCTAATTGGTCGTTCTGCTTCTGCTAAGATATGTAGTGTAGTATCTCATGTAGAAGAAATAAACGAATCAACTTGTAGCAAGGCAGGACTTGGACCAAAGGCCACAGAGAACTTACTCAACTGGCTAGAGACTGAGTATTATCCAGAGTCTTACAAAGACAACTTACCGTTCAATTGGAAAAATAAAATAGTAGAAAAGAAAGAGGTCACAGGTGTCGTTTGTATTACAGGGAAGTTGAAAAGTTATCCTACAAAGGCTCATGCCCAAAAGGTATTAGAAAGCAAAGGATTTGTAGTTAAATCAAGTCTGACAAAAGACTGTACTCACTTAATAAATGAGTCTGGAATTGAGTCAGCAAAAACACAGACAGCTCGTGACCGAGGTGTCATTATAATAAATAATATAGTGAAATTTTTAGGAGAATAAAAATCATGGCATTACCAAAATGGACTGATGAAAGAACTCAACAATTAACAGACTTTGTTGGGTCAGAAAGCCCTGTTTCACAGGCAACAGTTGCTAACGCAGCTGACGAGTTAGAAACTTCTGTTAGGTCAGTAAGTTCTAAATTAAGAAAGATGGGATTCGATGTTGAGCTAGCATCTGCTTCACAAAGCAAAGCTTTCTCAGATGAGCAAGAATCTACATTAGCAAACTTCGTACAAGACAATAGCGGTCAGTACACATACGCTGAAATCGCTTCAAACTTTGAAGGCGGAAACTTCTCTGCTAAATCAATTCAAGGTAAAATCTTGTCAATGCAACTTACAGAGCATGTTAAACCTGCTCCTAAAGTTGAGACAGTCAAGTCTTACAACGAAGATGAAGAAGCAACATTTGTTAACATGGTTAACGATGGTGCATATATTGAGCAAATCGCAGACAGCCTTGGCAGAAGCGTTAACTCAATTAGAGGTAAAGCATTATCCCTACTTAGAGCAGGCGAAATCAATGCTATACCTAAGCAAGAGCATGTAACAGGTAACAGTAAAGCTGACCCTTTAGCAGACATGGATATTTCTGAAATGTCAGTTGAAGATATTGCTGATGAAATCGGCAAAACTGTAAGAGGCGTGAAAACAATGCTTACAAGAAGAGGCTTACAATGTGCTGATTACAATGGCGCAGCTAGAAAAGAAATAGGTTAATAACTTATTTTTTCACAGCGGGTAGGCTATTCTAGTCTATCCGCTTTTTTGTTTGGGAGAGCAATTAGTGACTTTAGAAAGTGCATTATTAAAACAGATTATAGAAAATGCTGAATTTGGGACATGGAATAGTCTCAAGGAACACTATTTGCCTGAAGGTGAGTACCGAAAATTATGGAAAATAGTTGATAAGCATGTTCATAAGTATCATGCACTTCCTAGTTTCGAAGACCTCAAACTAGAGATTCGTTCTAGGGAATTACAAGAAAAAGTATTTGCAATAGAAACTGTGGACACAGATGTTCCTGCGGAAATACTTTTAGATTATCTAAAGAATCAATTTACTCAAAATGAAATACTTCACAGAGTCGAGAGCTTTGTAGAAAATCAAATTGCAATAGGCGATGCTCGTGAGAACATTGACTTATTACAAGAGATAGTAGTTCAAGTCGAAGACCAAGTCGAGACTTCAAACGACAATGAAAGTATGGAAACGATTGAGTTATTTGATAGTGAGGAGGACTTAGCTAAGTTCCTTCCACTAGGTCTGAATCAAGAGTATGATTTAGACTACACATTCTCTCCCAAAGACTTGGTCGTTATTGGCGGACAGCGTGGTGGTGGTAAGTCTTTTACCTGTTGTAATGTAGCAGTGGCTGCTCAGCAGAAACAAAAGTCAGTACTATACTTCACAATCGAGATGGATAGTAGACAAATACTTCAAAGAGTTTGTGCTATTGCGACAGGAGTTCCTACCAATCGTGTTAAAACTAAAAATCTTTCTCCTCTGGAGTGGGATAAAGTTGCGGAATGGTGGGCTGATAGATTTAAAAATGGTGGTGACGCCTTGACTAATTTTAAAGGTCATCGTGACTTCGATAAGTTCCATTATGAGCTTACTCGTAATCCACTAGCAGACAATCCTCAGATAGATGTATTCTATGACCCTGCCCTTACAGTTGCTAAAGTTATTAGTACAGTAAGACAAAAACAAGCACAGCTCCCAGATTTAGGAATGGTAATTGTAGACTACCTAAACCAAGTTAGACGCCATAACGCCCCGGGTCGTTCAGGTCAATATGACTGGACTGAACAGATAGAAATATCTAAAAGTCTGAAAACTCTTGCGCAAGAAACCAATATCATGGTTGTATCTGCGTTCCAAACAAATGAAAAAGGTGAGGCTAGATTCTCCAAAGGTATCCTTGACGCTGTTGATGCAGCTTATAGTGTACAGCATTGGGGAGATGCAGAGCCTTGTATTAAGTTCAAATGTGATAAAATGAGAAATGGAAAAGCAGAAACCTTTGTGTCCGAAATGAATTGGGATACACTAAAGATTGGGCCACATACTGCGCTTGACCCAGATGAAAAAGCCGAGTTAAAAGAGACAATGACAACAGGCGAAGATACATATGATTTATAGGGGGTGTAGCTCAGTTGGGAGAGCGACTGCCTTGCACGCAGTAGGTCGCAGGTTCGACCCCTGTCACCTCCACCAGTTTAGGAGAACACATGGCATACGATAGAGTAAGTAGAGAAACTGCCGAACTAGTACCCTTACCACCACATACTTGGTATGTGAGGACAGTAGGGTGGCTACTAGAACAAGAAAAAGTACAAGAGAACATAAGAAATGTACCAGAAAATAAACCACTAAAAGAAGCATTAATAAAAGAAGGCATACGGTCACCGTTTTTATGTATGCCAAACTGGTACCCGATTGCAGGTAGTCAAAGACTAAGAGTTTTAGCAGACATACCTGAACTGCACGATAGAGAAGTAAGAGTGTGCAAATTTGATAAAGATTGGTGGTTATTATATTATTTATGGGGTGACAAAGAATTTAGAGACAAAGCAATAGCTATCTGGTTTCAGATGGCAGAATTAGTATGGAAGTCAATGTATTA